AGGAAGACTGCTGGAAGAGCTATGACTGAGTTAATTGAAAAAGAAATTATTTGGTGTGTGTTAGAAAGTGAGCAGAAAAGATTGCGGAAGTCTCAACCTGCTGGGAAGAAGCATTTTTTGTTGGTTGGTTTAGTGGATCTTTTGTAGGTGAACGCACACGGAAGGTTGTTGAGGAGGGGGAGCATCCCGTGCGCGCTCGTGGATGGATTAATCTAAAAGATCAACCCGTCTTATCTTTGTTTTTACCTGGTTCTTTTTTCTTTTTACCTTTACCAAATATTCTATCAAATTCTGACTCATATTTCTTTCTATTTGGAATTGGCCTTGGTCTGCTGCCTTTGCCCGCCATTAGTTACTCCTGGTTAATGTGTTGATAGCGTTTATCTTTTGCAAACGCTTGGTTAAGAATTGCTCTGTCATCCCTGGATACTATTTTTAATAGCTTTTCTGGTGTTAACCCATTTTTCCAGCCAGAAATGTTTTTCAAGCCGTATTTTTCTCTCATTTGTTTCATTATGTCTTCTGTGTTCATTCTAAAGCCCGTAGACGCCATGATTATCTACCATGGCTACCTTGATACCATTTGTGTCAAAAAGCAACCAGACGTCTTTAGAATCGTTTGATTTAGATTCCTTCCTGGATATAAAAGGTAATTCACCTGGTATATTGTTATCTTCTTTATGTGCTGCTAGTTTTCCTAGCGCCTGGTCAAATGTCATAGTCTCCCCTTAAATAGTTCTATTAATGCAATTAGATTTTTATCTGGTAAATGTCTTAAATGTTTAGGTATTCGCCTTCTATCAATCTTCATTATTATTCTCCTTATCTTTAATTATTAGATATGCGCCGTGCATACACACGGCCATAAATGAGATTATTATTATTATTCCTATTGTGTTGCTCATTAGTTTTTTAAGAAATGATTAATCAAATATGAACCATGCCAAGCTTTACGCCTGGCTGGTTTTCTAAATAGTTTTTTTAACAAGTTCATAACTCCTCCTATCCTGGGTAAGCCATCAAAGTTCCAGCATCATAGCACTCACAGTGCCAGCCATGTTTCTCCATAAAAGCATCAAACTTTGGATTGACTCCAAAAGTATTGGCCCATCCTGTATGCCAGTAATCATAGACTGGTTCTCCGTTGATAGCATTACCTTCACTACCTTTCAACCAAATACCCTCTTCATTCTTATCACCATAGAACTCAGCCAAGGGAACTGCTTTCACTCCTGGATAGATCTTGTTGATCTTGTTTATTAAAGTTTTCTCCTTCATTATTCTAGCCATTACGCTACCTCCCATGTTTTTTTGTAAGCCATCACATGTCTTTGTAAACCACCCTGGTTGTAAATTGGTTTATCAACCTCGGTCTGGCAACCCAACATGTAAGGGTTGACATTCTGAACTCTTCCATCTTCTAACTCAATGGTTATTGTCTTGTGGTAATACTCACAAGGCACAACCTTGGTAACAGTTCCCCAACCAGGTATGTTGGCCATGTCACCCTTGTAATAGATCCTGTCACCAATATCAATACCGCCAACATATCTTGGATCATTCCATTTGTGTTTCTTAGTCATTTTTTCCTCCTTATTTAACAACCTCATTACCCTATAATTATAACATTATATATGCACATGTCTACTCTTTTACACTATTAATTTCAGTTTTTTTATAGTGTCCTGGGCGTCTTTGTGTAAGATCCCAATACCACCAGCTTGTATCCAGGCGTTGATGTTGTCCGCTCTATCATCAATTAATATGTGGTCCTCCCTGGCATAAGCTGCTTTATGTTTGCCTTTGATGGTGCATGTTACAAGCACTCCTGGATCAATATGTTTACCAATCCAAAAGTTCTTATCAGTTGCAACTCTTTTTCTATTGACGTCACCTGTTGCTGTTAGGATCTCCCAGTACAGGCCAGTGTCCTTGATGTATTTAATTAGAGCTGGAGTACCTGGTAACACTGGTAACTCTAAAAACAAACCTTTATCACTTAGTTCCTTTTTTCTAAAGTCATACATGTTTGGATCTAAAGGGCCGTTTAAAAACTTTGGCCCTTCTACTCCTTTGATGAAGTCAGCTAAGACTCCGTCCATGTCCACAAATATCTTCATGCAATTCCCTCCACATATCTGGCCATTTTGTCTTTTGGTATTTCTTGATGTATCCAGTCAATAACCATTGGATCTTCTTTGACCTCTTTGTAAGTATTCATAAACATATAGGCGTCACAGTCTTCCTCCAGGTAAACCTTGTTACCCATCTTGTAGCTGAACGGGCTGATCTTGCTCGCTATGCCTAGCTCTTCTAGTTCTTTGTGTTTGACAACCAGGTATCCATGGCTGCCTGTTATGTAGAATTTATATTCCATTATATTACCTCCTTATAATTTTCTTCATTTTCCCAATCTTCGTATGTTTTTAATAATTTGTTATTAAGATCATGGAAGTTGGCATCTTCCAGGGCTGAAAACATTGTCTCCATAATATCGCCGCCATCCCATTTCAAATACTTGGCCACAATTATTCCAAGAGCATCTGCATCAGTTACCCTTGGATCATTTGGATCAACGTACGCTGTTTCTTTTACCAACTTGATAACATAAGGGATTAAGTCTTTTACTACATCGTCACTGGTTTTTATATTTATCACGCTACCTCCTTGTTTTTTAACGCCTCAAGTATCATTTCAAGCTTCTCAAGATCATCGTCAAAGACCTGGCCTTTTTGAAACTTGATGTTTTCAATTGTCATTTCAAGTCTATCTATTGCAAAAAATAATGCATATCCTCCAATCGGTTTCATTACACTACCTCCTTTTCTTTGTGTTCTTTGGCAATAGCATCTGCTCTACCCATTAAAAATAATTCATAAACCTTTTCTCTATCCAGGCTATCTCCTTCACCCCAAAGATTTGGGAAAAGCTTTTTATACATTTTGGTATATTTCAAAGCCTCGCCAACGGTCATGCCGTCGTCTTCATAAAACTCTAAAATATAATTAATAAATCTAGTTACTGGTTTCATTATTTCCTCCTTTTAAATTAACAACCACATTTATATATTACACTATACTACTCTATTGTCAACACCTATACACTAATTAATAGTAATAAATAGCTAACAATCTTGTATTTAAGCTATAATTAATCGGATTATGACTGAGAAAATGCCAAAAAAACGAGGAAGAAAACCTATAGTCATTGACTATGATCGTGTTGAATATCTAGCGTCTCTTAATATGGGAATTATGGATATTTGCAAAAGTTTAGGGGTGGGCTGGGACACGTTTAACAAACATAGAAACAAAAAAAATTCGGAATTAAAGGAGAGATTAGACGCTGGCAAGGCGAAGGGACTTCAGCTCGCAACCTCAAAGCTCATGGAGAAGATCCAGGACGGCGACTTCAACAGCATCCAGCTCTACCTTAAATCAGCGGACCGCGATACCTGGGCGGACAAGCAGACGGTAGAACATAATCTCAACCTGGGCGACGTGCTCACGCAGGCTCGGGCACGCGTGATAGACCACAAGCCAGGCAGCGCGGGAACTAAAAAGCTTTCGTCAGAGCGGGCGAGCGTGAACGTGAGCGTGAATGAATAACGGGGTTAGATACAAGCATAGTTTTTTAAGCTTCATTTTTTAACCATGCTACTCTCTCAAGAAAATCAGTATCTAGCCCCCCCTTTTTTTGTTTCCAGGGTACTTTTTATACAGAACTACTGAACTAAAATTTTTTAATTTTTTTTAATATGAAATATGGAATAAAACAAGAACGAGAACTAATGACCGAGCTATGGTCAGGGCCAATCAAAGACAACCCAGTAAACTTTGTTAAGTATGTGTTTCCCTGGGGACAAAAGGATACCCCCCTTGAAGAGTTTAAAGGGCCAAGAAAGTGGCAAGAAAAAATTTTACGAGAAATGGCAATACACATTGAGCGTAACAATGTATTAGATTTACCAGAAATGTTTAGACTTGCTGTAGCATCTGGTCGTGGTATTGGTAAATCTGCTTTAGTTGCCTGGATCATTCTATGGATGCTCTCCACGCGCCTGGGATCAACCATTATTGTTACCGCTAACACCGAACAACAGCTTAGATCAAGAAC